ATGCCCAAATATCGCATTTTCATGTATATTAAATGGCATCTCACCCATAGGTCATATACGCCCAGTAGAGCGAGCCAAAGGCACTGCCAAATAACAAGAGACCCGCTATAGTCCATTGTGCAAACCCCACCAGCCGTGCAATCGCTCGTTCACGTTCCTCGGCTTCCTGTTTGCGCTGCTTCCGCATCTTGGCTTCGTAGGCAATAAAGTCATCCCAGCTAAAGCTCGCATACAGCCGGACCATAGACTCCAGCTCTTTGCGGTTCTCTTTAATGGTATTGAGAGCAATAAACTCTTCAAAATCATCGGCGCTCTTGCCCGCAACCTTTGTCCATATATTCTTCTTCTTGCGGTTACCTCGGGCTTTAAGGTCTTCCTCTGCCCCAAGCATATTGGAGAGAGACCCTAGTGCAGAGGTAATATCTTTACCGTTCATCACAGTCTGTTTGATAACGGCAAAGCCCGCATTGAATGCGGCTAATTCTGCTAACACAACATCCCCCCGGATAATGTTTTATATGGACCGCTGCTTCATCTCAAAACATTGAAAGCGAGTATAAAGGTTCTGCAGCCCCATACCGTCCAAGTCCGTCCGCACCTGCTCTGAGCAGGCCTCTAATGTCGGAAAGAAATTAGAAGTTCTCACCATGACATTGCACGTCCGCACATCTACTGGCGAGGCGCACATCATAATGAGGCCGATCCACATTATTTCTTTTTCTTGTACGCCATACCGCCGCCCATCATCTTGGGCTTCTTATGCGCCATACCGCCGCCGTACATCTTTACCTTAGCGGATTTCCCTGCAGGCGGATTGGATGCCCCGCACTTAGAATTATATTTAGTGCTTACCTTCATAGTCGTATCTCCATTGATCGTAGGGCTCGGTCTATGTCGTCCTTGATGTCGGGATCATTGCCCAAACTGATGTCGTGGGAGCCGCCGTCATTCCAATAATACTCGTCGTAGCCTCTAAACTCCTGCATCTCGTCGTCTTGGGCCGGAGTGAGTAGGCCCTCTTCCTTCAGATACTGTCGAGTTTTGGAGAGAGTGAGGCGAATGCCTGTCGCAGCTTCGATGGCTGCTCGAATATAATACAAATTTACGGGGGAGGACATGATAAGCCTTATATAAAGTGTTATACCACGAACACTTACTTAGGTCAATAGTTAAAATAACTCTTGCCACCTAGTTAAATTCATGGTATAACGTAGTTATAGGCTACCCGGGGTTATATATACACACCCCAACCCTTTCTCCCTGTTGGGTGGTCGTTTCCTTATAGGGCTCACTGCGGTGGGCCCTTTTTTATTTTATGGGTCGAACAGGTCGGATACGACAGTGAAACTATCTTCCATTTGCTGTGCGGTAGACCGTAGTCGCTCTGCATTGCGACTTAACTCGTGCGCTAACGAGTATATCTGCTGGTATTGATCCACTCCCATCTCAGTATAGGCCTCGATCACGTCACTAATCACCGATTCAAAAGACGCCTTCACTACAATAGGGTCTTCCTCGTCCGCCACATAGACCAACGTCACCAGTTCACAGGCCCCGTCGTCGTCTATCTCTAGGTCATTTTCGAAGTAAAACTGTTGTGGGATGGTAATATCTACGCCGTTGGGGTTCAATTTGGCTCCTTTGGTCGTGATTAGGCCAATAATAGGGTAATTATACCAGTGAGTCAATAGCTAAGTGAGTATAATGCCACTTAACTTTACATTTAACGCCAGTTTAATCCATTTATTTAGGATACTGCGTTGACGTTTATACTGCGGCAGCTCTATCGAGGTCATTTACAGTTCTCATTTTCCCAAAATTAGGTCGGGGTTGTATACGCTACCGCTAGGGGGGTGGGTGGCGCTCGCCCCGCCTCGATCAGGCCGTTAAGCCCTTATTTTAAAGGGATTTTCTCGATTGCGGCACGTTTTTCGGCGTGATCAGTCGGCGGATCTCATACCATCGAGATATGAGGCCCGAGAACTCAATAAAAAGAGACCAGTCCGGCGTCGATCCGGCCCCGCTCGGGCTCGATCCCAGCCAGCCGGAGCCCTGACGCATCGCATAGAGCGGCTCGGAGGGCCTCGGGGTGCACCATATCCACCCGCCAATTGACCCCCCACCCCATCAGCCCCTGAGAGCCTCGCTGAGTGCACCTAAAGCCTCTCTGCTAATGCGTCCCAGCCGAGGCAATGCTTCCCCCTATTCAGTGGGCCTCTCTGTGGCTCTCCGGCATGGTTTCTCTAATTGTACTAGGTGGGGGATTTCCGGCGCTCTCAGCCGGACAAAAGAAAAGGGCCCCGCAGGGCCCCGTTCATTTGTTATCGGATCCGGTCAGCTGTGCCTCGATCCGTCCGGCTCCACTCCGATCCAGAACCGTCCCACTTGCACAAATATCGTCCTATCGGCCCCCACGGCCCGATGAGCCGAGCGTATAAACTCGTGCAGCTCTAGGTCTTGTCGCTTATGAACGTCATGCCATTGGTAGATCTGCTTGAGGCTCTCGAGCTGGGCGTCGGTCATCGGCAGGGTGCCCTTGTCCACTATATAACAGATATCACCATCAACCCGTTCATAGTCACTCTCGTATCGTTTCCAAGTGTGGTCCCCGTCCGTCGCAATAGCCAGCGCCTGTTCTTCGGTTTCTGCGTAGATATGCTCGGCAACCTCGGTCACTGTGAATGATTTTATGATATCATAATGGGGCATTACCAGCTCGCCTCGTAATACACGCTGCGCCATTGTTTCAGGGCCCCGCTATCATACTTTGGTGCAGCCTCGATCCAGTCGGCTGCCGCCCTAAATGTCGCTGCATGGTCCTTGGCCTCGGATCGATGATACGCCCAGATCTCGCTCGATCCGAAAAAGCACCCGCCGCAGTCTTCGTCAGGAGGCAAAGCACTGCGCTCGATCACGTCGGCAATTCTCATCAGATCACCATACCCCAGACCGATGGGCCTGCAGTCGTCTACACCCTCTGCAAATTCATTCACGATGAAATGATGCAGGGGTGCAAACTTGCGCCAGTATCCGAGGCGGTATTTTGCACTTTCCATGTGCTCCCCCTCGGCATCGAGGGGGCGGCCTTCGTTCTCATCAATCAGTGAGGCATCAGGCACTTTTTTATCAAAGTCCTGCACAAAATACTTCTCGCCGGAGAGGTACATATCAAGTCCCATTATATCACCCCCGTGCCATAGGTCCGGCCTGCTTCAAATGGATCAACCCACACGGCCTCATTGGTATGATAGGCCAGAGCATCCAAAAAGGTCCGCACCTGATCTGAACAGGTCTTGTCGCTGTAGGCGGTGTAGACCATCAGTCGCAGGGTCCGAAGGTCAAGAGCCGTGCCCGCTTGACCGTCGTTTTTCAGATCCTTTTCGAGTTGCATAATGAACTCGAGATACTCGAACGTATAATGTCTGGGGGCCTCAAGGGCTACGTTGACTATCTCGTTCATGCGTCGATCCTTCCGGCTGCGCTCGCCTCGGCGGCATAAACGGACATCGGGCGATCCGCCTCAAAGAACCTGTCTCGCTCCACCCCGAGCCCAAGGGGCCCTGTGAAGTTCTCGAGCTGATCGAGCATCACATAACCCAGCTCGGGATATCCGAGGCCGAGATCACAGAGGCCAAACATGCGCCCCTGATCGTCACTGTCCTGTATCAACCAAGTGCATTGGGCGGTCGGCGTGAACAGTTTTAGGACGGGCCGATGGTCAGCGTCCGGCGTTTCATAATTCTTGCGAAGCTGGGCCCATTGGGATTTGGTGATCAGCTTACCGTGGGATCTAGTAATAGATGCCATATCAGAGCCCCCCCTGCAGTGCGAAGTGACGCTTTTTCATCATGGCACTGTGCCGAGCCCGTCTGGCATCGGTCCAGCCCTTTTGGCTGCGCACGCTGTTCTTCCGCAGGCCTTTGTGCCCATGCAAGGCCAGCGCTCTGAGAAAATGTGGCAGGGTTAATTCACCGAGCCGGATCATTTGCTTGCGGCTTTTGGAATAGTATTCAGTATCCAGCAGGCGGATGATGTCCGCAGGCATTTCTGAATTGTGCGTGGCACTTTCCATTGCAGCTAGTTGGTTCATTGATAACGACATACAATGTCCTTTCGTTAGTTGGTTAAAGATCTGACCTGTCTCGTCAGGCAGGGTAGGTCATCGCCCTGCGACGGCCCCACAGGGCCGTTTCGACTTATCCAAACACTCGACCCCAAAAGCCTCGGTTGCGGATCTCTGTGAGGCGCTCCGCCATCAGCTCGAGCTGGGCCTCTGCGGCCTTCCGATCAGCCTCGGCGGTCACCCTGCGCTGATATTCGTCTGAGGCCTCTTTCTGCCAGTTCATTGTGGATTGGTTCATTCCCTTCAGCGTTTGGATCTCCCGATGTAGGCCGAGGATCTCATCGTGCGCTCGGGCCAGCTCGGCCTCGGCCTTCCGGCGTTTCCGGTCCGCCTCTTTGCGCATATCCCGCACCAGCTCGATCCGGCGGTCTCGAGCGGCGATCACCTCATTGGCGTGGGCGAGATCTTTTTGGAGCTGATCATTATTCTGTTCCGCCAGCGCCTCATCTGAAATTACACGGGCTCTGATTGCAGCGAGATCATGGGCGGCTGCCCCCAGCTTTTGCGCTGCCATCTCGAGCTCGGCCTTGTGCTTGCGGACCATCTCGGCCCGTTCTTTGCGCATTGCGTCAATGTGCCCCTGCAGTTCGACCTCTCGATCACTCGGGACAGGCTGGGCGGCGGGGACGGCCTCTTGCGCCTCGATGATCCGGCGCAGGGTGGGGTAAGAAATACCATAGGCCTCTTGGATATCTTTGGCCTTAACGCCTCGAGCCCGAGCGGCTGCAATCTCGGGGCCATTGGCCCATGCATTGCGGGTTTTATTTTTCACCCAGCGGCTGCCACAGTCAAAATGAGTTTGATTTAGTACGTTCATGGTCTGATCCTTTCCAGATCGGTTAGTTGGTTTCTGACTTGTCTCATCAGGCGCTGGGAAGTCACCCCAGTGCGACGGCCCCAGAGGGCCGTTTCGACTTAGGCGGCGAACCGCTGCCATGCCTCGCTCGATATGATCCGGCTCACGTCGGCCTCACGTTGAGTGAGGGTTGTGGCGATGTTGTCCGAGCCAGTCCGGCGCACCTTGAACGCCTCGCTATTGTGGCTGGCCTTAAATGTGAGGGCGGAATACAGGGCCCAGACGGTCATACCTCTTGATGCGGCCTCGGCGTCGAGCTGCATCATAAGATCCTTGGTGGCCTTGGGGCTGTTGCCCGTATCGAGCAGCACCTGCTCCGCCTCGGCGGGGGTGATCTCAGCCAATGCCCAGCGCTGCCACACTTTGCACCGATCATAAAATTTGGACGCCTCGGATGTGATAAACGCCCCGAGCTTGTCCGGCGTAAATGAGGCAGTATGCCGGAAAGCATCCGTGGACAGGACATTGCCCATCATGCCGTTTTTGCAAACCAGATCTGTGGCGGCTCCCCAGCACTTGATCGAGCCTCCGCCGTGATAGTTTGACCAGCCTGCCGTGAAGTTGAGCAATGTGGAGCGGCCCGAGAGCTGCTTTATGGTCTCGCAGATCCCAGCAAATTGGATATCCACCCGTGCAAAGCGACCATCGAAGGCCGTGCGCTGCTTGCTGGTCACTTTATCGTTGAACGCCGAAGTGGGCAGTCCGGCGGACAGGCCTTCCACAAAAGCGTCATGGATGTCGCTATTCTGGGCGATGGCAAATTGCTGACCCACGACGTAGAGCGGCTGCCCTGTATCCGAGCGGATCAATAGAGAGCCGATCTGCTTGGGCAAGATCTGCAGGGTCCACTGCTTATTGGGGTTGTCTACTCGAGACAGGGCCAGCTCGCCGGACATCGGGTCACGGTCTTCGGTATAACCGAGGGCCTTCTGCTTCACGTTGTAAGATAGCCTGCTATCCAGAGCGAGCGGGTCAGGGGCTGCGGTCTTTTGTGCAGCGTCCTGCATGATGCGCTGGGCGATGCTGATAACGTCGGCTGGCTGGCGGTCTACAATGTTAGTCATTTTGGTCATTCCTTTAGTTAGTTGGTTATGAGGCACGGGGCCCCCGCCCCCCTCTTGGGGGTGCCCATCCTGTAGCATCATTCGGTGCATTTCACAACACCTTATTATGCACATTAAAATACACAGCAAAATAAGGTTAAAAGTGCTTAATTCGGGGGAACGGTTTTTTTCGACCTGTACCAAGCCAAACCCCTTCCGGCATTCTGGGGGCTTCTCCGGCGCTCTCAGGGGCATATTGAAAAAGGGCCCCGCAGGGCCCCCTTCGATCATAAGATGAGATATTTCCACACGGCCCACCAAAAAACGGCGAACCCGATCCATTGATAGAGGATCACCAATTGATGGCGGCCTCGCCCTTGGGCGTGACTTTCAGTGTCACGGGGCCCAGCCTCGGCATGTCCTTCCAGATCTCGGAAGGCCGAGCACACGGCAGGCGCTCCACATACTTCCGCCGCAGAAGTGCCTCGGCTGCCTGATCGATTTCGGCTGCCGTCCGTCTCGGCTGCCCCTTGTCCTGCATCGCTCGGATAACAGGGAAGGGCACGCAGATCTTGTTGGCTCGGGTGGCCCCCGTGATCAGGATAATGGACATGATGTCGGTTAATGTGTTGTCAGTCATATTTTTGGTCCTTTGGTTAGTTGGGCCCGAGCGGCTGCCCGAGCTGAGGACAGAATATCATCCGGCTCTATTCAGTGCAAACCAAACCACCCAGCAATAGATGCTATAACGCACTTTCAGCGCCGGACAAAAAAACTGGAATTTTTCTCTTGTGTGTGTATAACTAATTTATTATGGGTGTGTATGGTTAAATAATTGTGCGTGTGTAGTTATTTCTTGACGTGCAAGTCTTTTTACTTTAGCCAACTAACTACCGTGAACAAAGAGGGAACAATGCTGATTGACCAACAAAGAGCAATAGAACTCGGCGAAGCTATTATAGATGCAGCCGAAATAACTAAGAAACACGGCGTTCCAACTTATGTAATGCCGATGAACAACACCTTCATTGCCGTAAAAAGGAATCTCGGGGGCGACGATTATGTGGACCCCGATTACCTATTATATATCGAATCGTAGTACATTATTGACGTGCCAGTAAAAAAGCCCACCGATTTGGTGGGCTTTTTCATGCTTAACTGAAACCCTATGAAGAAAGGATCGTACCTAGCTCGAACACGGAAGATGACCAAACCGTCCAAGTTCCACTAAGTCCTATCATAACCTTAATTAGGTGGCAAGTAAAAAAAATAACTTGACGACAATTAAGTGCGCTCTTAGGTTATGAGGACCAACAACTAAACGGTGACCAGATGAAACAGAAGATTAAATGGGTGTCTAAGCGCATCCGTAAAGAGACTATGGTATGGGCGGTAGACCCCTCTACCGCTGCCAAAGAGGCCCTCGACGTAGGCTACGAACAGTTCTACTCTTACCATGATGCCAAGCAGCGTAGCCTCGAGATACAAGAGGCCTTCGCCGAATATAAAGCCAGCAAGGTCAAAGCTAAACGCATCCGAGCGCCAAAGAATACAGTGGACTATCTGTACGAATGGTGGAAGGAACACAAGTCCTACAAAGAGCTGGCAGTGAACAGTAAATACACATATGAACAAGTGTATAACAGTATCCGCACCATCCGCATCGGCGAGAGCCCTATTCCATTTGGCATGATGATGATCAAGTCGGTTGATGCTAAGACTGCGGACAAGCTACACGCTACAATCGTAGACACAATCAGTAAACATCGAGCCGATAGCGCCGCTAAAGTCCTACGACGGATGTGGTACGTCGCTCGACGAGGTCTGCTGCCCAGCGGACATCCTAATCCATTCTCGCAGATGGGCCTGCGTAAGTTATTCTCCCGCTCTGTACAATGGTCTGACGTGCAAGTCTCTCAGTTTGTTGCTAAGGCCGACGAGATGGGAGTATCCAGCGTAGGGACATTAGCCCTGTTGTGCTATCACCTCTGCCAGAGACCCGGCGACATGAGACAACTGACGTGGGGCCAGTATGACGGCAGCCGTGTGTCCTTCATTCAAGAGAAGACTAAGAAGTATACCAACAAGCCGATGAGCCTGATGCTCACCCCGGACTGCATCGAGCGCCTAGATGCCCTCGAGCGGGGCGAGGACAATGAAGTCATCATCAAGTACGAACCTACTGGCGAGGGCTATGACCGCTTCATGTATGCTAAGGTGGCTCGTCGAGTGCGCCGAGCAGCCCAGCTTCCTGACGATCTGCAGATCCGTGATCTACGCCGTAGTGGCGCTACAGAGATGGGCGAGGCCGGAAGCACCGAGGATGAGATTGCTGCAGTCACGGGTCACCGCTCTCGTGAGATGTTGAACGTCTACGTTAACCCGACACGTAAGATCGCCGATACTGGGATGCACAAGAGGTTTTCAAAGAAGTATGGATGAGACGCTGCCATACTATTTAGAATCTTGTTTAGAGGCGCTGGCGGTGGTCCCTAGCGCACCTAACAATACACCAGAGGACGAGCCTGTGTCGATCCGTGATGCTGTGCTGCCGGGCCTCGATGAGAATGGCGAACCACTCTTCTAAACCCAGCGCCGACTCAGTACTAAAAATAATTGAGTCGGCTGCCAAAAAGACAACTTTTTTCAACTAAACTGAACTACAGCCCTAAACGGTCATATAAATAAGGGGGTTGGTTGCGGGAGTAGGATTTGAACCTACGACCTTCAGGTTATGAGCCTGTGCTCTGAAACCCCTTATTTATATGGCTTAAATTGATCAGTGGCATTTTTAAAAGTATTGGGCCACATAACCTAGTGGCATAATTGCCACTTTACTATTACTTTTTTAGGTGTATAAGCGAGGGGCCTCGTGCCCCGAGCGAACCCCAACTAGCTAGTAGCCATGTATAATAGAACAGACCAACTACAGATCATTAAATCCATCCGAGTGAAGGAGAACGACAGGCTGACCCTAGACTGTCCCTTCTGCGGCGGACGTAAGAAGTTCACTATCAGTCGTGTAGATGGCAAGCTGCTATGGAATTGTTATAGGAATAGTTGCAGCGTCCGTGGAGCTTATTCGGCAGGTAGATCAGTGGCGGAGACTAAGGCCAAGCTAAATGGATCTGCGGCGACGCCTCGAAGTTACATTAAACCTATCCCGTCTATATTGTCGCAGCCAGAGAACCATTCAGAGGTTATGAACTACCTCGGCTCAGTACACTCTCTCGAAGCGTATCAGAATGGTCTGATCAATATTAAGTACGATCCATCAACTAATCGTGTCTTATTCTTTAATAATGACAATAGTGGGGCTACTGGTAGAGCCTTAGATACCCGAGAGCCTAAGTGGTTGACTTACGGTGAGATGAATACTGCGGTGACCGTAGGTACTAATAAAACTGGTGTTATTGTAGAGGATGTACCTAGTGCTTGTGCAGTTGCACAAAAAAACACCTTGACGGGGATTGCACTCCTTGGTACGAATCTGAGTTACAAGAACAAGGTGCTTATAAGCGCATTTGATAATGTCTACTTAGTGTTGGATAAGGATGCATCTAAGAAGGCGGTACAGGTGAGCAAACAATTAAGTGCCTTTGTAAACGTAAAAGTACGACTAACTGACTATGACCTAAAGTGGAAGACCGTTGAGCAAATACAGAGCATTTTATCGTAAGAAGATACGTCGGAAATGTCACTGGACGTTTACGTGGACTAATTTAAAGTCCATATGTGCTAGTCTTCGTATAAACAGGCGTATACGTGCTTTTATTATGTGCCAACTACCAAGCACAGTCGATGGACGAGGATTTAACGAAGGAGTCTCTGTCTGGTGGTTTACTGGACCGCCCAAAATAAATACCGCATAATTTATTAATCATCGAGGGTGCCCGATTTACCCAAGAACCAAAAGGAATACCAAAATGAAAGCTAGAGGAATAATTGTCGTCGATTATCTATTCGACGGCTATAAGCAAGCTGCTCAAGAGGAAGAACGGCTAGAAAAACTGATTCAAACTATAGTCAAAGACAATCCGACTGTGGTGGAATATCAGATGGATCTAAAGGAGCGTCGTGGGGATTCTGCTCCTGACATCAAAAAGATGAAGTTCCGCAACAACTAAATCTAGTCGCATACTAAAAAAAGGGCCTCGATGAAAATCGGGGCTTTTTTTATTTGTCACTGTGTGTTACTAAAAGCAACTAACTAAACTCAGCTAAGGTGACCTATGCAGCACTCAATACTAAAGAATCTCCTATCGAGCAGCTTCTACAACGACCATAAAGATAAACTGAAGCACAATCTATTTGCCGACGAAGCGAAAGACCTCTTCGACATTATCACTGCCGCCCATCAGAAGTATGGGAATGATCTGTCTACCAAAGAAGTCATGGCACTATTTGACATACATTTCCCTATCGCCACCAAAGCCGAGAAGGGCGCTATGCAAGACTTGATTGAGGCCGTGAATAAAGCCACGCCCCTGTCTAACGAGGTGGCTGCTGACGTCCTGCAGGATCTCTATCGGAAGGAATGGGGCCGCCAGATCGCCCACTACGGCATCTCTATCACGGAAGGCGAATACTCCGCCATTGATCGTATCAAGTCTATGCTTGCATCGGTCGGTGAGAACTTTGTTACAGATGATTTACCCGAGCCCTGCAAGCTCACCCTCGACGAGCTCATCGAAGATCAAAGCAATCATAATCGGTGGGCCTTTAACATATCCACTCTGCGGCGACACGTCTACGGCATCGGTGCGGGTGAGTTTATGACTGTCTTTGCACTCAGCAATACAGGTAAGAGTGCCTTTGGTATTTCTCTATCCTGCGCCCCGGGCGGGTATTGTGATCAAGGGGCCAAGGTCTTGTACATCGGTAATGAGGAGAGCGTGAAGCGTATGCGGCTGCGAGCTATGATCGCATGGGCCGGAATATCTGCCAGAGAGATTTCCAATGAGGCAGATAAACGGTCTGAGGCTCGCCGCAAATGGCAGGAGATCGAAGACCGCATAGACTTCATTGACGCACAAGACTTGGATTTGAATACCGTCGAAGCCTGCATCGCTCGATCAAATTGTGACGTGTGCGTGATTGATATGGCAGACAAGGTCAACATCTCTGGCAACTACAACGCAGGGCATGAAAGGCTACGAGAGCTGTATAGACGTCTACGTGAGGCCGCTAAAACGTATGAGTGTGCGTTGATCGGGATCTCTCAGGCTTCTGCCGACGCCGAGGGGCGTACTCGTTTGAGCTTCACGATGATGGAAGGCAGCAAGATTGGCAAGGCCAGTGAAAGCGACCTTATCATTGGTATTGGGAAACACTCGGGCGATGCATCCGACGACGAGCCAGACAACACTAGGTTTTTAACTGTGAGCAAGAATAAGATCTCGGGCTGGCACGGCACTGAGGCAGTCACCTTGCTGACGGAGCTGAACCGCTATGTCGAATAATATTCTTACACTCGACCTCGAGACGATGACTGAGAAGCGTGACGGTAAGCACGATAACAGTCCGATGAACCCCAACCTGCGCTGCGTCGGAGTCTACTACAAGTTCAACGACGGAGAGGTCTGCCGCAGTATATTCCATCATAAGGACAAGGAGCGCCCCGACAGTCCCGACCTACTCAAGCAGGCATTAGACTGGGCCGACGTGATTGTCTGTCATAATGCCAAGTTTGATATCTTCTGGTTAATGGCAATGGGCTTCAAGATCCCTGATACAATCTGGTGCACACAGCTCCACGAGTATATTTTTGCACGGGGCCAGCGTAGGCTTTTATCTCTGAAGGATACGGCGGAGCGTCGTGACGTGACTAGAAAGAAGTCAGATCTGGTGGACGAGATGTTTAAGTCCGGCACTGGCTTCGACAAGATGCCATTGGATATTGTGAATGAGTATGCTGAAGCAGACGTTCAGGCGACCTATGAAATCTATCTGCAGCAGGCCGCCGAGTTACAAATGCCGGAGAACAAAGGGCTGCAGCCTGTGTTGGATCTCAGCCACGACATGCTGCGGTTCTTGCTCGAGATTGAAACCAACGGTATCAAGATTGACCTCGACGTTTTATCTGAAGTCGAGACTACTTACCGCATAGAAAAAGCTAAACTAGAAGCGGACTTGAGCCGTATAATACTCACCGTCATGGGCGATACACCAATTAACCTCAATAGTGGGGCTGACATGACGAAGGTGGTGTATTCTCGTCAGGTGATCAATCGGGATAAGCACCAAGAAGTGTGGAACATCGGAGTGGATCACCGAGGTAAGCCCCTTAGACGGCCTGTATATAATCATTCCGCCTTTCAGAGACACGTCAGAGAGACCACCCAGAAGGTCTACCGCACTGTGGCGCACCAATGCATCGAGTGTAGTGGCGCAGGTAAGATACAGAAGGTCAAGAAAGACGGGACGTTGTGGCAGAAGAAAACCACATGCCCGGTGTGCAAAGGCGCTGGGGCTTTATATGTACCTACGTCGAAAGTAGCCGGGCTCAAGCTCATACCCACCGACGTTAATGATGCCTCGATCAACGGCTTTAAGACAGATAAGATCACTATTAAGAAGCTGATCAGACAAGCTCGCAGCAAGAACAATGACACGGCGATAGAGTTTCTCACCAAGATCAGTCGCCTTAACGCCATCAATACATATCTTGATAGCTTTATCACTGGGATTCAAACATGGACCCGGGACACTGGCCTATTGCATTCTACGTTTAATCAGACTGTGACTGCGACGGGCCGCCTGAGTTCTACCAACCCCAACTTTCAGAACCTGCCCAAAGGCAATAAGTTCGAGGTACGTCGGGCTATTGTCAGTCGATTTAAAAACGGTTTCGTGGGGGAGATCGACTATTCTGGCTTAGAATTTAGAGTGGCTGGGGAGCTGTCTCGAGACAAGCAGATCATCGACGATGTGCTAAATGGTAAAGACGTACACCGTCAGACGGCCTCAATCATACTACAGAAGCCTGAGAGCGAAGTAACTAAAGACGAAAGGTCGGCGGCAAAGGCAATGACGTTCCAGCCACTTTATGGCGGGTTGGGTTCGGGCCTAGCGCCCCACGAGCGCAAGTACTTCAGTGAATATTTCAACGTCTACAAGGGCCTCAAGCGCTGGCACGACAGTCTGGTCCAAGATGTATTGCGCAGCGGCATTATAAAGACCCCATCAGGCCGTGAGTTCTCCTTCCCTAGCGCCAAGCGGCTGCGGTCGGGCCGAGTGACTAATCATACTCAGGTAGTCAATTTTCCCTGCCAGTCCTTTGCGACTGCGGACATTGTACCTCTAGCCTGCATTCGAGCATTACGGGCATTTCAACGGGCCAACCTGCAGTCGAAGATTATACTCAGCGTCCACGACAGTATTGTGGTGGATATACATCCCGATGAAGTCAAAAAGGTAGAAACCTGCCTGCGTTGGTCAATGATACGAGCCCCCGAAGAAATAAAGAGACGCTTCGGATATGAAATGGCTCTGCCTCTCGACGTGGAATTTTCGATTGGCCCAAACTGGATGGAAATTCAGGAAGTAAGTGTTGACTCTGCCACTTAGTTATCGTATAACTAAGCACCAAAAAAAGAGGAGACCCAGAATGGGCGAGCTAATGTACCACACAGATATGAGCAGTGAGCAAATCGACGCAATCTTAGGCGGGGGATCTACCGCCCCACGGGCCAGCGGCAGGTTACCTGAGCTGAAGATTGTGTCTCGTCGAAAGGATGCCGACGGTAATGATGTCACTCAATTT